GCTTGGTTTTCATATAATTGTGCCATGTTCTCTTTAACGTGACCTTTAAGTCCGTCTAGGAATCCTAATCGATCCCATTTGTTAATTGTATCTTCTTTGATAACTTTAAGGTGTTTTAACCCTATGTTACCTACAAGACCTGATTCTAATAATGCTCCCATTTTTTAATTTTTAATCTGAGTTTATTTTTTATTTTATGTATATAAATATACAGTGTTTTAAAAAAAGTTTATTTTTATTTAATTTTTGTCATCAAATCCTTCATTCTCATAAATTGAGGATTCTCATACGTTTTACTTTCAATCAAATTAGATGCTGATCCAGTTTGAGGTGTTTTGATTACTTTTCTCTGTATAGATTCTGTAACCATTGACTCAGATCCTTTTCCGTCTAATTCTTTTTTGATTGTTTGATAAAGACTTTTAGATTCTTTTAATGATTCAACTGAATCAAATCTTCTAAGAATATTAATCTTTTCTTGTTTTGTTGTTGATTGTTCTGTGAATAAACGAGTAGAATATGCTAAGTTTGAGTTAAATACCGCAACTTCATTTAATTTAGTTCTGAAAAAATCCAAAGCTTTTTTATACTCTTCATTTTTCTCTCTAAGTAAACTTAATTCTTTATTTGTTGACTCAACATTTAAGTGTCTTGGTGCCGTTCTTGGTTTTGGTAATCCTTTTCTTCCGAATTTTCTACCTTTACCTAAAGTTCTTGATGCCTCAGTAGTTTCAGGACTATTAATCATCTCTTCATTACTTTCTTTTTCCCACTCATTGAATTCTTCCTCATCCATTTCTGTTTCGGTAACTCCGTGTTTAATAGAAGGGTATTTGAATTTAGGACCATTTCCTGTCATACCTTTACCACCTGATTTTTTATTATCATTAAAACCTTTTTGGTTAACTGATGTTTTAACAAAACCATTACCTGGTTTACCAAACCCAATCCCAATTGCTTTAAATGATTCTAAAACAGACTCCAACTCATCTTTATCAACTTCATAAATAGTTTCATCCATACCCATATCTTCCATATCTCTATGTCTTCTTGGTATTCTTGGTTTTTCCATACCCATATCTTCCATATCTCTATGTCTTCTTGGCATTCTTGGTTCTTCCATATCCATATCTCTATGTCTTCTTGGCATTCTTGGTTTTTCCATATCCATATCAACATCCATATCAACATCCATATCAACATCGTCAAGTTCCAACTCGAATATAGGTTGTTCTTCATCAAAATATTCACCCATAAGACCACCATTTCTTAATGCATCTATATATTCATTTTCCATCATATCTTGTGGATTTTCAGACTCGTCACCCATTTGGATTAAATATTCAACATCATTACTAGGGTCAGATAAATGGATACCTTTTTCGTCTTTTTTAACGATGATACCGTCTTCATCACCCATAAGTTTGAATACCTTCATAACATCACCTATTGGTGATTGTGTCATATCTAATGGTGGTAACTCATCTGATTGATTATCACCTGATAACATATCTACAGACGGCATTTCAACGTCAGGTTCTTCACCTTCAATCTCACCTTCGTCTTCAACATCCATTTCAGGCTCTTCTACGTCAACTTCTTCTTCATCTTCAATATCCATATTTGGATCTTGTTCATCTTGCTCACGTAGGTTTTTTGTTCTTGAACCCCCAAGGGATTCTCTTACTAATTCACTGATTTCTTCCTTCATTGTCGAAGCAAGTATTCCTTTTGCGTTTTCACTGATAGCGTTTTCAACCGCTTTGATTTGTAATAAAGCGTCTTCTACTACCGATTTTTCGTTCATACTCATTTTTTTATACAATGTGTTATGCGTTTATTTTTATAAATAAATATACCGACATTGTAAAAAAGTAATTTTATTTCACTAAACAAGTGAAATAAACGATATAAAAACAAAAAAGGGACACCAAACGGTACCCCTTTTTATAAAATTAGATCTAAAAAAAATTATTCTTCTATAACCTCATCAATTTTACTTTCAACAATTGCTGTTATTCTCCAATCCATTGTGTAAGATTCGTACACTTTAGTTACTTTCGCTTCAACATCTGTTGGTGAATAAGCCTTAACTAATTTTTCTTCTTTAATTTTTTTTACTTTCCCTGTGTTTTCATCCACTATATCAGTGGTTACTCTAGCTACAAAATACTTTTCATCCATTTCTTATAATTTTATTTATCCAAATAATCGGATAATCTTTTCATTAAGTCAACAGATTTTGATAGTGGATTTGAGGTTGATTGTATATTTTCGTGTTCTATTAGTTTTTCTTCATACTTAGGTCTGTCCTCTTTATTCAAATAAAGATATGCTCCTGGTGTTGATGGGGATGAAACCAAGTCAAAGCAAATTAATTCAAAATCATCCTGAACCTCATTTTGTTCACCTTTTTTAACTAACGAACCAACACCACGAGAAGAAACCCCCATAGTAACCCCTTGTCTCATCATATTAGCTGCGATATCACCTTTAGATGATACAATACCTCTTTCGTGAAAACCGGGGGTGGTTAATAATTTTATTTTACCCATCATCACATTATCTTCCCACCATACATCAGTGATTAGATGTGCCACTCGATCTAAATCGATAAGTGATGATTCAGGGTGATTAAGTTCGGATATTGACATACCTTTATTAATCATTTCTTTATATCTTTCAGCCTCTCTTTTTAAAATTTTCTCAGGGTAGACTCTCCCATTCCTATTTGGAACTCCATATTTTTGAAGGGTTGCGTAAAATATAAATGGTTTTGAATAGTCTAGTTGACCATACGACTCCTTTAATACTTGACTGTTTCTATATTCATTTGGGTTTATAATTCCAGAATCGTACTCAACAAGAATACCTTTACCCGTATCATTTGGTCCTAATATCTTCATAATCTTTTTTATGATAAATATTAGATACTTACGGTTTCTTTAATTTTTGTTCTACTTAATGTAAAATACTTTGAATTTTTTAAGTCGTCTTTATATATTGACTGTAAAATGTTTTTAATTTTACTTCTTAAAATGAGGGATTTAAAATCTATATTTTCTTTATGTATAAATAAAGTTAATTCTAAATTTAAGAAACTTTTTTTGTTTTTCTGTATTCCGCTGGTTCTTAAATCAAGATCCACAATTTGTTTTTTCTCAAATGTTGTGTGGTCAACAATTTCTAATAGTGTGTGTAATATTTGTCTCTTTATTTCACCTGTAATTTTTGTCCAATTATCGTAATCATCTTTTGGTTCGACCCACGTTTGTAATACTACGTAAATTGATTTTAAATTTTTTGAGTCGACCGTCCCGTAGTGACATTTTGCATCATCAAAAATGTTTAATTTTGACGTTTTTCCTTTTTTCATTATTCATACCTTATCCGTTTATTGTTTAGTAAAATATAATAAAACTTTTTATGGTTGTCAAAAATTAAAAAAATACCTACTATTTATATTAAAAATAAAAAAATATGATAATAATTCCTGTAAATAATAAAAATATAGAACAAGCATTAAAAGCGTATAAGTTTAAAGTCTATAGAACAAAACAATCACAACAACTACAGGAAAGAAAGGAATATAAAAAACCCTCCGTAGAACGAAGGGCTCAAATTCAAAAGGCAATATATAATCAGAAGAATTATTCTGCTGATTGATTCTTTTCTTCTTTTTTATCGTTTTTATTTTTTGAAAAAATCGACTCAGTAGATGTAAGACCCAAAGACCCAAAAGACAACAGAGCGATGGCATCAATCAATGATTCGTTTGGTGTTAATTTTCCTGCTGAAAATAAAGAAACGAATAATGAGATAACTAAAGAAATTACACAAATAATACCTGTAAATCTTTTGGATGATAGTGTTGTTGGTCCGGATCCTAATAAAGACTTAAAAAACTTTTTCATAATCCAGAATTTAACTGTCTTAATTTATATAAATTATAGTGGTCTACTTTAGATTCCGCTATTTTATTTATTGTGTTTTGTATGGTATTATTTAAATCACCGTCTTTAGATTCGGTTAAAGTCGTTTTTAACCCTTTAACCACGATTTCTTTAAGTTCTGACATTTCTTGTTTAACTTCATCCAAAGTTAATGTTAAAATATCATCTAACTCTTTACGGTCATTTTCGTTTAAATTATTAATTTCTTTTTTTAAAGAGTCGTTTGCAATTTTTACCATTGTTGAAATTGGTAAAGTAACCGATTCTTTTACTATCGGTTTTACTTCTTCAGAAATTAATGTTTTTTTAATTCTATTTTTAGATTCTAAAATTGACTCTAAATTCCTAATAGATTTGTTGTAGATCGCATTATCAATATCTTTGTAATCATTTGTTGACTCCTTGATATAAGACGAAACCCATCTATCTATTTTTTTTAATGATATTTCTGAACTTTCTATTAATATTTCTGAATATTCTAAAGTTTCGTTTATATAATCGTCAGCAATATCTTTAGGTAATCCTTTGCTTTTTGATAGATCATCGTATATATAATACAATTCTGATATGTCTTTATTCTCTAAAACCATAATCTTTAATTCGGATATAAATCCTTTAAACTCTGGTTTTTTATAAAGTTCGGCAGAGACCCTTTCTATTTTTGTTTTAATTGTTCCAAATGTATTCATACCTTGTTTTAAGTATAAATATTACTTATCTATTAAATCTTTCAATTTTTGGTCAATTTCAACCAAAGAATTTCTTCCTTTAGATAAATCTAAACTATCAACGTCTTTAAATAGTGCGTCTTCTAATATTAAATTTAGGTCGTTTCTAACCAATCTTTCAGGTATCGGAGGTTCTCCCCCTCCTCCTGATGGTGGTGGTGGTGGTGCTCCGCCCATATCTCCACCCATAGGTGATCCACCGCCGGATTCTCCACCTTCAGCAGATTCTCCCGCAGGTTCACCTTCTTTTTTACCGTATAGTTTATCTATGTTATCAAATATCCCCGTTTTAGTAATAATTTCGGCAGTTTTTTCTAATTCAGCATAAACCGCTCTCTCAACACGTTGTTGTTGGATGTCTAACCTAATTTCTTCATCAGAAAAACCAAGTATGTGTTTTTTAGCCCACGATGCGGATACAGGTGCCAATGATTTTGCAATCTCAGCAGTTGCGTTTTTATATAAATCAATCTTTTCTTTCCATATCTCTAAACCTAATAGTTCACCTTGTTTTGATGGATTATTTAATGATAACGTAAAGTTGGTTAATTCATCTTCAAACCCTAATAAAAACAAATGCACGATTGCAATTTTATTTAATTCTGCGATCATTGATTTTTGAATTCTATTAATTGTTCGTGCAAATCGAATATCAAGTAGAGATAGGTTTTTACCGTCGCCTACCGCTTCCTCAAACCCTAAATATGCTTTAGGGATTCTAAGCGCAGTAACTAATTTCTTTTGGATGTATTCAATATCGGCTATTTCCGATAAGTTTGTACCACCAGGAAGGGTTTCAATTGGGTTGGTTGCCGCAGCGTCTCTAACAGGAATAAAATAATCTTGATCAACAGCCATTTGGTTATATCTCATATCTACATTACCTGTTTTATGATCAACTATTTGGTCTCTTTTAAATTTATTAGCAACTCTTTGTACGTATGGATCAACATCTTTATCATCCATATTACCAACAAAAACTTTAAACACTCTTCTTTCAGGTGCCCTTGATACTCTATATATCATCATAGCGTCTTCAGAAAGTAAAAGTTGTTTCCATATACGTCTTGCCTTTTCTAACATAGAAGTACCATAAGGTAGTTTTCTATCATCACCTAAAATTCTAAAGTGACCGATCTCCCACGTATTAAACTCCATATTTTTTTCTTTCCAAACAAACTTCAAAGCATCGTTCTCCATATCCTGTGAATACTTGTCAGGTTGAAATCTCATACCCTTTTCCAATCTTTCTATTTGAATGTTTGGTAACTGTTGGCATCCTACAATACCTTTTTCTGGGTCCAATTTTAGATAAACAAAGTTATCACCAAACTTACACGTATTTCTAGTCCACATCGGTAAGTTCGTATTAATATCCAATCTATTGGTAAATAGATCTGTTAATACTTGTCGAATCCTTTTAGATTCAGAATACACTCTTAATATTAAACCGTCTTGATCTGGTGTTGTTGATTCTTCAGCGTAGATATCAAGTGCTGCTGAAATTTCAGGAGTATTATGTGAGAAAATGGTATCTGTTGCAAAGTTTTTATAACCAGGAACTGTTAAATCATAAACAGGTATCACACCATGAGGTTCT